TCGATCACGCGGATTGGGATAGTGGCAGTGGTGCCAGCGCCAGTCAAAGTGACGGCGAAAGCAGAGTTGCCAGTGGCGGTGTTGCCGGGGTTCAGAACCAGGGGGAGGTTCGAGCCAACAACGGTGCGACCAGCGGTGCCCATGGTGGTGCCCGAAGTCACAACAGCGACTTTGAACAGAGCCATTGGATCATCGATCACATAGGCGTAGGCCGGGTTGCTTGCTGTCGAAGCGAGAGCGGGGATGTACTGACCCTGAACGGTTTGGCCGCTCGAGTTCACATACTGACCGCCAACGCAAACGCCAACGATGTCGCCGGTGTTGGTTGTGGTTGACTTGACCAGGTAACCGTCGCTATTGATGACCACGGTATCGCCATCGAAAATGGCGGTGCCGAAACCAGCAGCAACAGGAATCTGACGAAATGCACCAGCGTATGGCATGCCATCAATGCGATTGATGGGCTGAAGGCCATAAGGTGCCGTAACGGCGGGATATGCCATGTTTGACTCCAAAAAAAGTTAAATGCCTTTTCCGAAAGTGATTTTCGTACTCCGCTCTTTGAAAAGCGGCATACGAGCGTCGTTCTCTCGCATGTAGGTGTTGTCCACCGATTGCATCTGCGCTTCAGCCTGCTGGGCATAGTACGCATTCCGCTGCTCTGTGAACTCCACAGGTGTTTTGCAAAGCAACAAACCGCCAACCTCGATGCTGTCAGGGAACCGGTTTTGGCCGGAACTGAACAAGCGAATCTCGGGGTGATTTGAAGCCTTTACAGGTTCCCATCCCTCGCTCAGCTTTCCGGAAATGTTGGTTGGATCGTCCTTGCCGAGAGTGCTAATGCGAATCCAGCGGTAAGCGTAACCCTCTTCCGGTGTCGGATCGGGCAAAAGCTGGGGCGGCATCCACTTTTTCGGACGCTCAGCGGCATCACGAGTTTGCAGAGCACGCGGCTCACGGGTATCAAGTTCTGTCTTAGCCATTTTCATTTCCTCATTTCTTGCGCAACTGCACGGGCGTACTGCTCATTCGTCAGTCCCAACCGCTTAGCGAGTTCCACCTGCGTTTTTGTCAGCACGATCTTTTTGGGCGCTGTGCTGCGTGTCGCTGGTGCAACAACATTCGATTTTTTCGGAGAAGGAGTCGCATCCTCCGAGGCTTTGGATTTCTCAGACTCGAACGCATCTGGGAAAACCTGTCTCATGCGAGCGTCAATTCGCTCGTAATACTCATCCGATGATGGCGTAATTCCAGATTTAACCAGCTTGTTGTGGAACCCAAGAGCAAAACTGGTCATCTCGTCATCATCACCAAACCATGTGTTTTTCTCGGTCCAGGCTTGAGTTTTTGGGTCAAGTTTGGCCCGCACAGGTTCGGCGGTAGGTATTTGTACCTGTTTTTCTTCCTGTTGTACAGGTGCTGGCCGAAAATTATTTACCCTTTCGGCCTTCATCTTTACAACGGTCATCTCTTCTTGAGCTGCCGCCAGCGCGTCTGCATTGCCGCTTTCGTATGCTTCTTTGAACTTGCGCTTGGCCTGTTCCATTTCATTGGCAACGACCTTTTTGGCCTGTTCAAGCAAAGCACTTTGACCCTGGTGCAGACTGCCTTTGAGCTTTTTGTTCTCTTCGACAATTTGCTGGGCCATACGCACAGCCTCTTCACGCTCGCGCAACGCAGCCTCTTTGGCGCGGCGTTCTTCGTGATAGCCTTTGGTGAAGTGTTGGATGCGCTTTCGCACGCTCTCGTCATACTTGGCGAGCTCGTCATCCGACATCTCTTTGGGCGGCTCTTCCATGGGCTTTCTGCCACGGTCCGACTCAGGAGTGTCATCGACAACTTCAATTTCAGGCTCTTCTGGCTCTGGCGTCACCACCTTGGAGCCTAATCGAGACTGTTTTTGATCAACCTCATCCGGAAACTCAAATTCTGTTTTTTCCAAATCAGCCATGGTGCCTCCTTAAACGCGCTGCACGCCGCGAGGATCTTGAATAACAGCCTCTACAGAGTCATCGTTAATCAATCGCCACTCGGTGCCGTGAATTTTCATGCGAGTGCCAGTGTTTGGTCGCACGATAATGAAGTCACCGACCTTGCAGCTTGGGCCGCTTGGAAAGCGTTTTTCGTCTTTGAATGCATCTGGACCCATCTTGGCCACAAAAAGCACGGGCGACAACAGCTCCTCGTAGTGCATTGTCTGGCTGGCCTTAATAAGACCGCCCTCGTACTCTTCTTTGGCTTCTGGAAGCATGCACAGAAGGTGGTAGGTGGCAGGATCTGGAATCTGCTTGGCTTTTTCTTCAGGGCTTGCCTTCAAAACACCAGACAGGTCTACTGCCGCAACATCAAAGTTAGTCGTCATTGTCATCTTTCAGTTTACGCACGAGGTCGCCAATTTCACGCTGTGCGGTCTGGAGACCTCGGATGACCCCGCACAACTCTCGGTAAGAGGCAAAGTCTTCCGACCTGCCACTCACCAAAGCCTCTGAATGACTTTTGACTTGCTCCTCAATTTTTTTGTTGAGAAGCTCCAAAATTTGGTTGTCCATTCTTCCTCTTAGTTCTCCGGCGATTTAGCAGCCGGCTTGTTCGCAATTTCCATCAGCTTGAGTCGCGTTTTAAGAGCAGCTTCCTCTCGCTTTTGGGCCATTTTTTGGTCAAATTCTTGCTGGCGCTGGGCCATTTCCAGCTGGTGCATTTGCTGTGCTTGCACCATTTCTTGCTCAATCCTAGCAGCAGCCAAGGCCGGATCTTCGCCGGCGCGACTTGCAGCTTCCTGGGCCTTGAGTTGCACCTCTGCTTGACGAATTGCCAGGTCGCCTTGCACTTTTTGCGCCTTGATCTGAGCCTCTTGCTCCTTGATTTTGAGCTCGGCCTGCTGCATTTGCACCATGGGGTCTTGCGCCATTTGCTGGGCTTGCTGCTGTTGCGCTTGACCCTTGCTCTGCGCCAAAACTTGCTGTGCAGCCTGGGCCACCAAGCGCGACAGTTGCACTTCCACGTCTTCTGGCAAATCTTCGTCTGGCTTGGGCATTGGAACGCCAAGCTGCTCTTCGACTTTCTTGCGATAAGCAAAGGCCAAGTGCTCTGCAATGTGCGCCTGAATCTCGGCCATCATCTTCTGAGCCTGTGGATTCTGGCCAATCTGCGCGGCCATCAACGGGTCTTGCATCAGCGCCATGTGCACAGCAATGTGTGCGTCGTGGTCTTGGTAAATGAAAGCCTTGGTAGGCTTGCCATTCAAGAACGCCATGTTCTCAGACACCGGATCACGCGGCTTCATGTCGTCTTCAATCGGCACGAGCTTTTCTGCGTTGCGAACACCGAGCACCTCAATCATCTGGCGGTGCAACTGAGGCAGGTCATAGATCTGAGGGGCCGACTGAGACAGCTGGATAACAGCCTGGTACTGCATGATCCGCTGAGCCATGGTCGAGCTGTTCGGATCGGACACGGGGATAACCTCCACCATGTCGTAATCTTCGCGCTTGACCATTGGGTTTCCACCCTGTGGCGTGTACTCGTACTCGCTCGGGGTGTTGTCGCGAATGATTTCCTTGAGCAGCTTAAATTCCTGCTTCATGGAGTAATGCACTCGAGCCTGCACCGCACTCATCGTTTTGAGTTGGCGCTCGAGCAAAGCCAGCGTAGTGCCCACTGGTGCGTTGGCGCTCATGTCGCTGATCTTCATGTCAGCGATGGAACCAAGGCGTCGGCCTTCTTCTGTAATGCGGTCCAGCAAAGCAGCCAGCACTTGGCTCGGCTCCTTGTATGGCAGCGGCATGATGTTGTCGCGCACAGTGCCTGATGGCACATCTACATCGCGAAACTCACCAGGAGAGATTGGAGTGTCATCGCCTTTGATGCGCAGACCACGAGACTTCAAACCACCAGGCAAGTTGGACAGCGTGCCGGCATCAACCAACTGACGAATCAACGATGTGCCGGCGCGGGCATAGCCGCCGATCAGGTGGATGTAGCCAAAGCCATAAGCACCAAAACCAGGCACATAGTCATACTGAACAAAGTGCTGGCGCTTGAGTCTGTTTTTATCGTCCTCCGACCAGTTGCGGTACACCGACAAAACTTTGTTTGTGCCACGGTCAATCGTCACGATGTACGGAAGAGCAACGCCATCTTCATCTTCAAAGCCTGGCATGTCATAGTCCACTTGGATCTCAAGGAACTGATAGCGATCATCGTCGGTGACAGAGTAGCCCTGCTCTTCGGCCTTCTTCTTTTCCACATCGTTGTGGATCATCACTGGCTCACCCAGCTCCACATCTCTGTAGAAACCGGCGACCTGCAACTTCCTCACATCGTTTTTGGTCTTGCGCATCACATGCGTAACGCGCTCAGCAGAGCGTGCGCCGGCAGATCCATAAGGAATGATCACGTCCTCGGCTGGGCAGAAGATCGAGGTCTGACGTCCCAAGGTGGGATCGAAATAAACCTTCTTGAACGCAGCGCCGGCCAAGCCCAAGTTGAACAACATGCGCTCATGCTCTGGTCGATACTCGGGCATGCCATCGACCAGCTTGTAGTTCATGTCAGTGCGAACACGCTCGGCGGCTTCTTCTTTGAGCTTGTCAATGGCACCAATGATCTGAGTCTTCACTGGGCCCTGGGCAGGGAATGTCTCAATAATGGTCTCTGATTGAAAGCGAACTGCGGCCTCTGTGAGAAGCGTAGAGAACACACCGCAAGCGCCAAGCCATGGCTCGGTGCGCTCCTCGTATTTCATGCCAAGGACATCAAGCCCTTTGACAAACATTTCAACCCAATCTTTGCGGGAAGCGATGTCCGACTCCACTTCGCCAACAAGATCGGAGCCAAGTTTTTCGAGCTCGCCCTCGTCCATGTATTCGGCCAAGTTTGCATCGAACGCGGGCTCTTCGGTTCCTTCCTCCGGCATCAAATCAATTTCAAGGCCGTCGATCCCAACCACAACGTCATCGGGATTTTCAATCATGATCTCCAAAGCCGGGGTGTCATCCTGAACAATGTCAGACAAATCCAAACCATTTGGAGCCTGCGAAATGGAAGAAACGATGCTCATATCAGTGCCTTAATAGAAAGCGGCTTTGCGCCGGAAGGACAATGGCTCGTCCTGCTCGTCAGATTCTAGTCTCAAGAACCCGCCTTGTCGAAATCTCGTGATGGCCATCACGGCAGTATCTGCCAAGTCATCATGCGCCGCGTTGGGAAAAGAGGCCATCTGGTCGATCAACTCCCTTGCCCAGCGGGTGTCTGGTGCCCACACTTTACCCCCTTGGAAGATGGGAGCCACGGTATTCATGCGGGCAATCTTGTCGTTGGACTGCTGCCTTGTGCCCCTGGCCGGCGTGTACCCACGAACAAAAATGTCCGACATCTGGTTCAGCTCCTGGATCAAAGAAGCGCCTGCCGCTTTCGCCTCAATGATGCAGTCATCAGGTTGCCACTCTAAATAGTGCGCCCTGGCCTTTTCCTTGAGCTCGGGAAACTCCATCCGCTTTTGGAATGCATCCAGCAAAATGATGTTGGCGTTGTTCGGGTCTTCGTTTAGGTAGAACACGCCCCAGGTAGTGCAGGCAGAAAAGTCGGACCGCTCGTTTTTTGTGAACGCCGTATCCCAAGACTGAATGATGAACTCGCACCTAGGCGGGTCTTCTTGCTCCCAGATGTTCCACCAGTCCCTCTTAACGATAGCGCCTTCTTCGCCGGTGGGTTTTTGCTGGTACTGAGCGTTCCACTTGATCGGCGGCAATTCCTCTCTCAGCGCCTCGAGCTGATCCAGCGGCCAGAACTCAGGCCACAAGGGATTGCCACTGGGCAAAATTGCCGGGAACTCGATCACTCTCCACTCGTCTGGCTTGCCCCTTTCCGCCGCATCTTTGAGCACCCGGCCAATGAGGTCGTTCTCACCCCATCTCGTGGCAATGATGATAATCGCCCCACCCGGCTGGAGACGCTGACGCGGGCCTGACGTGTACCACTCATACGCCTTGTCATAAATCGACGGATCGTGAGCGGCCAGCGTAGCTTCCCCTTCCGTATGGGGATCGTCAATGATGACCAGATCCGCGCCTCGCCCGGTCATCGTACCGCCGACACCGATAGCGAAATATTCCCCATGCTCGTTCACGGCCCAGCGGCCCGCAGATTTTGAGTCTTGCCGAATGTTCGTATCCGGAAATACCTCGTGGTACTGCTCGCTCATCACCAGGTTACGGACCTTACGGCCAAAGCCAACTGCAAGTTCGCCGGTGTTCGATGCTTGCATCACCTTCTTCCCGGGAAATTTCCCCAGAAACCAGGCCGGCAACATATAAGACCCAAACTCCGACTTCGTGTGACGCGGCGGCATCGAAATGGCCAACCTCTTGATCTCGCCAGACGCTATCTGCTCAAAGGCTTTGGCCACCACCGCATGATGCCGGCCATGAATAAACCCCGGCCACATCTTCTTCACAAACGCCATAAACGACTTTTGGCACTGCTCCCTCTCCAAAGCAGCCTTGTACTCAGCCACCTGAGTCAACAGCTTCTCCTGCTCATGCAACGGCAACTGAGCAATCAATGCCTCCATATCCTGCGGAGCAGTTTTTTTATTTTTTTCAGGCAGGCTCATACGTCATCACAAAAATATCGGGCTTGCACGGATAAATTTCACCACTCACGCCCTTGATGATCCAGTCGCCAATGCTGGCCGTCATCACGCCTTCAAGAGTTGGAATCTCCAGTGTGCCGCCAACCAAGTGAACCCTTCGGCCACAATCCAAAGCCAAGTCCGCAATCGCATCTAAGGCGCCATTTGTACCATCCCAGTTGGTAGCTTCAATGACCACGGGCTTCTTCCTGAATTTCATTCCAACTCCTTCAAGTTCCGGTAATTCACCCACGCCGGGCGAATCGTCCTACCAACCCCGTCAATCTTCTTCACCACACCCAACTCCACCAACCTGTCCACAATCCTCTTCGTAGACCCAATCCCCATCTTTCCCCTCACATACGCAATATCCCTCAACGTCGGCGAAAACCCATACCTCTTCCACCACTCATCAATCGCCAAAAACACTTCCTTCTGCATAGGACTCATATCAACCTCCATACACTCCTGCCACGTAGGATCACTCCTGCGAATCTTCATGTCCCTGTGGATAACTTTCTTAAAGCAACTTCCACAAATAAGTTGATCCGTTGTTTTCTTACTCGTTTCCATTTTAAGTTACGCCACAAGTTCCTATTTATTTTTGCGTTACGACTGCCTAATTTTTAAGCAATATACCCCCCGTGGGTCACTTTTCAAACGATGACGGTGGGTCATCCCGGGACGAGGT